CGCTAAAGATCCGAACAAGATCCGAACTATTTCAGGCTTCCCCCGCCCCGCAAACGTCGCATAAATCATGTTTTTCTGGCCTCTCTTCGCTCACTACAAGCGAAACCCCGGCGTTACCCCACTCCTCTGGGGTTACGAAACTACCCTTGGTGGAATGATTCGTATCAATTACGAACTATTCACATCATATATGCAAGGATCAATTGTCACACTTGACAAATCTAGATTCGACAAATTTTACATGTTCGAAATCCAAGATGATATTGATCTACTCGTTGAATCATTCATTGACTTCGACTCTGGTTACATGCCTACTAAAGAATTTTACTCCACACACGAAACTTGGACTGCTGAAAAAGCAACAAGACTTCGACGTTTATTCAGATGGCTAAACCACTGCTTTCGAAACGCACCTACCGTGCTATTTGATGGCTCAATGTACAAACGACAATGGTTTGGAATGCCCTCGGGCGTCTACACCACCCAGTATTACGATACTCTACACTTCGGTATCACTAATACAACTGTCCTCTTCCACATGGGATTTTTATCCCATCACATTCTCCTCTACAAAGGTGAAGGCGATGACATTATCTTCAAATTGTCCGTTTTGCTACCCCCTAACGTGCACTCTTCCTTCCTTACCGAATATCAACGTATCGACGATGAGTATTTTGGCTCGATTATTCGACCTGAAAAATGTGAGATCCACAACACACCGAACGGCAACACTGTTCTCGGATACACCAACCGAAACGGCTTTCCACACCGCTCAACCATCGATCTCCTCGCTCAACTCTATCATACGAAACAAACCCACCCTGATCCATCCCGGACCATGGCTATGGCCGTTGGCATCGCTCATGCATCACTATGCTTTGACCGCCGCGTCTATTACGTTTGCCGTGATATTTACAACTATTACAAACGACTCGGAATCACTCCGTCCCGTGAGGCTCTCCGCCGCACGCTCTACACAGGTGAACCCTTCTCCGAATTGCCTAGTTGCAAAGAGTTTCCGTCCATACATGAAATTCAAAAATCAATTTTCAATTTCAATTATGGCCTGCCCCCAACCATGCAGACCTTCTGGCCTGACTGGTTTCTCGCTGACTTTTAGCTGATATTGCTCCCTTGATTGGGATTTTGCTTAGCTCTTTTTATTCAAAATCGAAATTAAATTACAAAAACAACCAAC